TTAAGGTGCCATTGGCGATAGCCTCGAATTTTTTTGCCATCACTGCATGGTGTCTGCCATGGATAAAACCCGGCCACATCATCTTTACGTAGGACATAAAGTTGCCCTGTGCCGTCTCCCTTTCCAGCGCCGTCCTATATTCGTCAATCTGAGCCAGTAGTGTCTCTTGTTCATTAGGCTGCAACCCAGCCATCAACTGCTCTATCTTTTCAAGGTCGGTCATTCCAAAGCCTTGAAGTTAATGTACACCGGCCGGATCGACCTGCCACCGCCATTGATCTTTTTAAGAACCCCAAGGCGAACCAACTTATTAACAATGTCCATCGTGTTCCCTAAACCTGATTTGCCCCTCTGGTAGGCAATGTCCCTAATAGTAGGGGAATACCCGTACATCTTCCACCATTCATCGACGATTAAAAACACTTCCTTCTGTACTGGGCTCATTTCCATCTCCATGCATTCTTGCTCTGTAAAGTCCATTTTGGACGCCCGCATGCTTAAATTTATAGCAACTTTACCAAACGAACCCAAACTCTTGGGTTGCTTTGGTTTTTTTAATATAAGAGATGCGTTCTTCATATATTTTTTTGTATAAATTTTTTTAGGTTTCTTCTTGGTTGGAAGGTGGGGGGGTATCGAAAATATCAGGGTTTTGATTGAGTGGAATAGTATGTATAGAGTCATGGGACTCCGGCTGGCTGGCTTGGGGGGTGGGGGCCGGGTGGGGTTCGATGCTGGCCAATTCTGAAAGCAGGCTGTCGGCGTCGGCGTCGGCGTCGATCACGTTTGCGTCTACTGCACCGGCTGACATCAAGCGCCGCAGCTCACCCATAACCCGAGCCTTCGCATCCTCACTGCTTGAGATGGTGCGCACTTCCTTGCGTTCAGTGAAGGCAGCCACTTCGGTAACGGTCCCGAGCACCTTGGCCGCTTGGACCTTCTGAGCCGGTCCGGCATCAGGGTCGAGCACCACTTGGACCAGCGAATGGATTACCAGAGCCCTGAGAGCGGCTGGGGTTCTATGTTTCTCTGCCTCAATTGCTGCTTCATAGGCCATGATCTCGCGCTTTACTCTAGCATCGGCGGCGACCTTATAGGGCGCTGTGACTATTGTGCTGGGCGCTGGGTTCTTGTTATACGCTGTCCGGTAGGCGTCGGCTTTGGTGGAACCCTTCGCGACTTCGTGGGCAAATCGCTTTTGTTTACTGGTGAGTTCAGATTGTGACCGTCTGCCCAATATATGGTCGATGGGTATCTGATCCAGACCGTCGCGTATTTGAGCGCGGGTTAATTTGGTGGGTTTGGTTTGCTTGATCATTGCCGGATTGTAGGGGAACAGAATGAGGACTGCAAGACTGCCAGGTTTTTAGTGGATTGGAGTCAAAACAGGAAAGGGAGAGGGAGAGCGCTTCCCTTGAGGGTTTGTTGTCTCAGCCCCTACTTGAGCAGCACACAAGCCGCTGGGCTTCGCCCGAGAATACCGGCCGCGAGCTTGGGCACAGGACCGGCCACCGCGCAGGCAGCAGCACCGGCCACCGAGGGAAAACCGGCCCAATAAATTATTTTTGCAATTGGCGCAGTTGCGATCGTTTTGGTCGTTGGCACGTACGACGGAATGAGTGACCGCATGAGACTATCAAGCCCTCACCAACCACGACAGGAGCAGACAACATGACCTACACCGCAGCACAATTAAACAGCCTGAGCCGCACCGCCGAGAAGATGGCCGCAGCCGCGACGATCCTAATCAGCGATCATGAGCAATGCACACAAGCAAACCAAGTGACGCACCTAATTGCCGAGATGCGCTTAGCGGCCCAGCTCATGAAAGGTGGACAGAGCACCGAGGCAGCCGAGCGCCTATTGGGACTTTTCGCAGACTATCAACCACAGGAGCAAGCAGCATGAGCCACACAAAAGATTATTCGGTAACGATCGAAGACGCCACCGGCCGCACCGCGAAGATTTTCGTTAATGGTGGAAGCGTAGACGACCTAATGGCAAAGGGTTTTAACCGCGTCGAAGCCGTCGAAGGCGTAGAGGAAAGTACTTTTCAGGCCGCTATTCGCGACGGACTAATCGGGGCCGATGCTTGGCTGGTATCCACAGACCGCAACCCACAGGAGTAAACGCAATGATCTACACCGCGCAAATAAACCACTTCGGAAACGTCATTATCTGCAAGGGTAACGACGTGCGGAACAGTTACCGGATCGCATTCAGCGGAACCTATGCCGAATGCATGGCTTTCAAAAACAACCACTAGGAGCAAAAAGCATGAGCCACACACACGAAATCGAATCAATGAAAGCTTGGGCGCTGGAGCACTACGAGCAGGGAGGCGACCTAATGATCGAGAGCTGGACCGACGCCGATTATCAAAATCTATTCACCCACAGCGAGACCGGCACGGTCCTGACCACGGCCGAGGCTTGGAAGGTACTAAAAAACGTCGCGGGATGGTGGGCAGACCAAAACGCAAACGCTATCAATTCAGAATTTTAAGGAGCTCACACCATGACACCAGCACGACGCCAGCAATTAGATCGACTGTGCCGCCGTATCCGCAACGGCGCGGCCCTATGGGGAGACGAGGGGCCAGCGCGAGAAGAGAAGGCCGACCGGGTTTTACACAAGGCCCGCAGCCGCTTGGCACCAATCGAAAAAGAAGAGAACCGGGCCCGCATGAATGAAATTTTCGAGCGCCGTTATTCGATCGACACCGCAATTTATTATTCTTAACAGGAGCACACGCAATGAAATACACGACAGCCAACCACAACGGAACAAGCCTAGGAGAATTCGACACACTAGCCGCAGCGCAGGAAAATTGCCGGTTTTACACTGAGCAGACCGGCAACGCCGCGACATGGGAGCGCGTCGCCCCGGTCCAGCGCAGCGCCTATAAATCCCTGATTCGCGTCGCACTCGCTACCGGGTACGCCGTGACCGTTGACAGTGGAGGCGATGAGCCGGACTTGAGCCGGTCCAAAAAATACCGCGAAATTTGCGAGCACGTTGCAGCAGTAGAAGAGGCACAAATCACGCTTCACGACAGCGCCGGGAAATATGCAGGCTGGGCACTCATTCACCCATACGCGAGAGAAGACGACGGAGGAACCGTTATAGACCACAGCGTGAACGCATTTTTTCATAGCTGGGACGAAACTTTTTATTGTCGTGCGTGATCGACTAACAGGCCCGCGCGCGGGTTTGTTGGGCGCTTTTGCCAAACTTCAAGGAAACAAAACCATGAAACAATTTTTAGACTTTTCCACACTACCGGCCAACGCCTGCTATTTAGGCAGCAGCGAGGGGCCCGACTCCATGGCCGAGGAAGTGGCCGACGCTATCGACGAGGCGATCGAGCCGGTTTATATTCGCGAGCCCGACGGCAGCCGCGCATTTTTTGATCTTGCAGGAGCTTAAACCATGAACGAAAACCTAATCGAACTTATACGCGAGGCAGCCGGGACGCTTCTAATCCTATGCCACGCAGCAGACCAGCCGCAACCATATGCCGAGGCGCTGGCCCGCGAGCTTAACAACGAAGCCGACCGCATGCGCTTGGAGGCAACTCAATGATTCAAATCGCCCGCGTTACCTACCAATCCGCCACCGATACCAAGGGCGCGCGCCTGCGGATTAAATTATTGGCCGACAACAATAAAAAACCGACTTCCTGCGCTTATGACTACGCGAGCCCAAGCCCCACAAGGGAAGCAGCCGCGCAATTTTTTGACACACACCCCGATTTTGTCGAATATATCGGAGTCGAAGGAAATTCAACTTTTTACGCTTACAAAACTTAGGAGCTAACACCATGAAAACAATCTACACCGAAAACGGATTCGACAACCGCACCGAATATCTTAAAGAGCTCGCGCAGGAATACGACCCGGCCGTCGTTTACGCGCTGGCCGACATGCTTGGACCTGAGGAAGACTTCGACGGACTGGTTACCAGCTTGGAAGATTACGCCGAGGGGTTTTTATGATCGCCGAAACAGACCGAGAAATCGAACTCGACGCCCTAGGCGTTGAATTGGCCCGCCGCTTGGGCTGGGATGGATACGAGATATTTTTCACCATGGAACGCGCCCTAATCGATGCGAACTTTCACACCGCAGCGGCCACCCTTCGCGCCGCTTGGGATAAATACGAGGCCACACAATGAACAACCTACACCCACTTTTTGCCGATATCCTGAAACCATGGACGCCACCGCAGCCGACCGACGCGCAAATCGACGCGGCCATGGCGCGCCATAAGCAGGACCCGCACGCCCGCAACGATGCGCGAGCAATTGCAATCGAAACCCGCGACCTAATCCGCGCAGCCGGTGACAGGATTGTTTTTTATCATATTGGGGCAAAGGAATGACCCTAGACCAAGCCCGCCAAATACTGGGAAACCGGCCGCGCTGGGAAATCGACGCGATGCGCCGAGCGCTATCGATTCACCAATGGCTGAACACTCCCGAAGAAAACCGACGCCTTGAGGCATGCAAAATTTATTTAAAGGCAAAATTATGATCGAAATCGAATACACAAACAAACCCAGCATCACAACGCTAAAAGCAGCAATTAAAAAAGCCGCAGCAGCCGGAAAAACATGGATTCAATTAACGTGGGGAGAGAATCAGATCACTATTGAGCGCGGCGCGTGGGGATGGTCCGGTGGTGGATGGATTGGCCGTAATGGAGGCCAAGACCTAGCGAACGAATTAAACCGACAGGGGCAAAAATAATGCTTTATCACTTTATCAAAGAGTCCAGCAACCGCAAAACCGGACCAATCCCGCAGACGTACACCGAGCGCGAGAGCTGCCCGCCGTCGTGCGCCCACTACCGCGCCGGATGCTATGCCGAAGACTATTACACGCGCCTCAATTGGAACAAAGTACCGCAGCGCGGCCAGCCGATAAAGGCACTCGCGGCCCATATCGCAGCGCTACCAGCGGGCCAACTATGGCGGCACAATGTAGCGGGCGATCTTCCCGGGAATGGCGAAACCGTCGACGCCTTCGAGCTTGGCGAAATCGTGAAGGCCAACAAGGGCCGACGCGGGTTTACTTTCACCCATAAGCAAAACCCCGAGGCGATTTACTGGGCCAAGCAGGCCACCGCGCACGGGTTTACCGTTAATTTGTCAGCCGACGACGCGGGCCACGCCGACCAACTAGCGGCCCATGGCTTACCAGTCGCCTGCATAGTGCCCATGGACACGCCTAAACACTCCACAACGCCCGAAGGCCGCGCGATCCTGATCTGCCCCGCGCAAACCGTCGACTATATGACGTGCGCAGTCTGTGGACTATGCGCAAAGGCCAGCCGGTCCGCAATTGTGGGATTTAGGGCCCACGGCAGCAAGGCCAAGACCATAGACGCCCGCGCGCGCCGAGTAATCCCAATTGCACAAGGTTAAACCATGACAACAGCACACACGCCCGCACCATGGACAGTAGGCCCGCACCAACGCATTATTTCCAGCGGATGGAGCATTCGCATACAAGACGGCAGCGCAATCGCTTATGTCCTAGGCGATAAAAATCCAGAACTGCAGCAGAACGCCCGACTAATCGCCGCCGCGCCCCTGATGCTTAGAGCACTGCAGAGAATAACGCACCCAGCAGCCGACGAGAGCGATCTAGAAAACGCTTTGCAAGTAATCGCACAGGCCACAACCTAAACAGCGCCAGCGCTTACCCTTACAAATCGTGAGGGTATGCGCGGGAATTGTCCCGACAACAGGAGAAAAAACAATGCGATTCAATAGCCCGCAGGAAGTGAAAGCAGCAGCCGAAAAGTGGGCCGCCGATTTAGTGCGCCGCCACCTAGAGGAAGGGAACGACCTAAACCCCTATTGCACCCAAGGAGCCCGCGCCGAATACGACAGAGCCTATACAAACCAGCCCCGCCGATCATGGGATACCGCGCCCGAATGGGACTATCGCTATCAATTGGGCCAAGCAGCCGCCCGAATTATGCAGGAGCAAAACCAATGACGCACACGGAAAACCAATATATAAACGCCGGTTATTTATACGAGCGCGCACCCAGCCGATTCAAGAGCGCCGCCCGCGCAAGTACTTTGCGCGAGATGCTAGACCGCGAGACGCCAGCCGACCAGACCGAGGCGCGCCGATTAATCGAGCAAGGC